CAATATTATCAGCAAGCGTTTGCATCGCTCCGCTGGCAATCCCGTGGTTGCGGGATAAATCGCGCGAACGCGCCACCATAGTTGAGAGTTCGGGCAACAAGTCGCTATCCGCCGAACCTCGTCCCGGTTGCCACGAGGCAATCTCTCGCAAAGTCTGCGATGCCGCTTTATGTGATGTGTCTGTCATATTTTTCCTTTTTTCTATTGATTTTTTTTTATGTCGGTTTAATCTGCTTAATAAAGTATTAACAAAATAAATTATATGGAGTAAAAAATGGATACAGTAATTGATGAACGGCGCTTATTTCTAGAACATTTGCTCAACAATAAAGATAAAACAGTACGAGGAATAGCTCAATACGGTTTAGACAATGGGCTGGAGTTGTCAGATAAACAAAAGGCTGTTGTAAATCAATATATAACAGGTAAATGCATCAGATGTGGAGTAAACCCATTAACCTATGATGATCTTAATTCTGGAAAATGTGATGAGTGTTTGCAGTTTGAAAATCATGATGATTAAAAACTCACCCTTATAATCCGCCGTCTCCCGACATTTGTTCCCTCAGCCGCCGCAATTTGCGACTTTAAGCTTGAAATGTAGGCTTCCAATGCGGTTCGGCTCGTTTGATTATAGGTTACCGAACCGAAATTTCCCACGTTGACCGAGACCTCTTTTGTCCCAGTCAACAATTGATGGTACGCATCTTCGGCCTCAATAAGCCTGATTTTTAGTGTTTTGATATCTAAAGCCACGGATCATTCACCTTTGTTTGTTGCATTTGTATAAAACGCGCAGGTTTCTTTTTAGGCTTAGCCTCTGGCGTAGTTGGAATAAGAGACTCTAACTCTTGCCAACCTTTCTCGCTCATTCGGTCTAACCCATAAATTGCAGCTCCCGCACGCGCATAAACACGGCAGTCCAACGCTTCGTTACGCCGTAATGGGTCTTTCTCCCAGACTGATTTCGGATAACCGTTGCTGATTTTGATAACTTGTCGCTCCGAAGTCAGTTGTTTGAAATATTCCTCGGCATACTGCGGAAAGTGACATTGTCCAAAGATGGACGCATCCTCGCCGATACGCTCCATTTTTAACCACCGATATAGTTCGGTCTTAATCACAGGACCAGAAACGTTCCAAACTTTTAAGCCTTTCTTTTTCGTGTCGGCTTTGGACGTTGACAGGAGCATTGCCGTGTCTCGGCTTTGCCCTTTGATAGCCACCACCGTGCGCGGTTGGCTCGCTCTTGCGCCGCCACCGCCCCAAACCGCTTGGCTGAATTTCCGCACAAACGAATAAACATCTTGTGTTGCATAGCCTGAGTCCACGCACATTACCCGTATCGGCAGCGTGATACCGCTTTCATGCGGATAATCCCGATTAAGCACGTTTTCCAATTGTTTCCATACTTCGGGTTTGGCGGTATCGCCATCCAGCACGAAATATTCCACCGACCAACTTTGTTTATTGCGCCCCCAAGCCACAACCTCGCACTCAATGCGGTCTTTCTGAATATCTACGCCAGCGGTTAAGAATAATCCGCCCATCGAAATTGTACCAATCGGGTATGTTTCGCGCTTTTCGTATAAGCGTTGCCATTCGGGCGCATCGCTTTCAGCCTCGTAGGTTTCACCTAAGATAGTGTTGCGAAATCCTTGCGTTAAACTCGGGTTCGTTTTGGTTTTTTCAAAAATATCCACGCACTCTTTCCATGAGAGCCACCCCACAGGGGAGTAAAGCGAGGAAAGATGGTATCCTGCCGTCAGGCCATCGCTTGGCGTGGTCGCCTGCCAATGACCGTTCGCCAACATCTGGGTTTTGTAATGTTCACCAATCAGTTTGCCGCAATGAACGCACTCGTACGCCACATTTCCGTCTTCGGCACGGATTTGCGCCCATTCCAATTTTTGAAACCCACCGCAATAAGGGCACGGCACAAAATAATACCGCTTGTCGGAATTCTCAAACTCACGTTCAATGTTTGACAAGCCCTTAATAGTCGGCGTGGAAACGAGAAATATTTTCTTGCGCTTGCTAAATGTCGCTGTGCGCCGTTCCGCAAGCAAAATCGGATCGCCTTCGCCGTCAATATCCTGTGGGTAGCCGTCAATCTCGTCCATAAACAAATAACGCGCCGGCATAGAGCGCAGTCCCACCGCCGAATTTGCTCCCGTCATCACCAAAACACCGCCCTGGAAATCCTTAGAAAGCATGGTGTTGCCTTTATCTCGAGAGCGAGGCGAACTGACAATACCTTTTAACGCCGGACAATCCTCAATCAGCGGGTCTATACGTTGGCGCGAATTACGTTTGGCCATTTCAACCGTAGGCGAAACCGCCATAATCGGACCAGGCGCTTTATGCATAATGTAACCGAGCCAGTTGTTGCCGCACTCGGTGCCGCCGATTTGTGCGCCTTTCATAAAGACAACCTTTTGAATTGGGCTTTTAGGCGACAGGCAATCCATAATCTCCCGCAAATAAGGCGTGCGAGTTGTTCGCCATCGCCCTGGCTCGGAAGCTGATTTTGAAGACAACACCCGATACTCGTCCGCCCAGTCGGAAACCGACATATAGCTGTCCGGTTCAACGCCTTTGAAAAACTCATCCTCTATATAGCTTGACGCCTCAAAGTTCTCGGTCAAGAAGGACTCTGCTTTCGGATAGGAGTTTTCGGACATATTCATCAAGCACCGTTATTGTTTTGTGTTCATCGATCTCCAATTCTGCAGCAATCAAAGCGCCATAGCGTGTCGGAAACGAAATAAACAAATCCCGAAGCGACCTCCCGAGATTAAAGGCGTGTGTTCCTGCCTTTTTGCGGTCAATTGTTTCTCCTGTTATCATTTTAAGCTTGGCTTTGGCAAGCATCGCCCGATAATAAATATCGGCGGTTTTGGCCTGCTGAAAACTAGACATTCCCGCTTTGGGAGTATCAGCGGCTCCCTCAAAGAGCGGATCGGCTTTGCGGCTTTTGGCGGGATCGGTGTTCATAAACCATTCTTTGTTGGCCTCATCAACGTCAATCTTGCCATCCGCCGTTTTATGAATACGCCCCGAACTAATCGCCGTCTGCACCGCGTTCAGCCGCACACCGCGCATTCTGGCATATTCACGAAGTGATACTTTTTGCCCCATTTATTAACCACGTAAAAAGAAAAGGCTTGGTTTTATGCCAGAGCCTTTGCCCATTTTTTAACTAGCTTTTAACATTCAACTTGCCCTATGGCTACCATTCTAACTTTGCCATCTTTACTAAAAGTGGCGCGCCATTGTTCGATTGTCTTTTCTCTAAGCAACCGCTCCATCACAAGAGTATATCCTTTGGTCTGTTGTCCAGCCCAAGCAAACTCATCAATATCAAACTCTGCTTTTTTAACCAATGAGCTAGTGTGACACATCATATGTTCAAAAGTTTCCAGTAAAACATCCTTGTCTACCGCTTTAATATTTTGTTCCTGTATGTCGATTATAGATACATCATTATGTTTTAACATTTTGAATCTCCTTATTATTTTGTTTATGACTACAGTAACGCTCTTATTGAGGAAGAAGTCCAGTTAATAATGATAAATTTACTGCAAAAACAAATACTTATTTTGCAATAATTTACTGGACTTCCAAGCTTTTCCAAGCATTCATTGACTTGTAAATTAACAATTAATGAAAGGATATCACAATGACGACATCAAAAAAGAAAACCACAAAAAGCAAATCAAAGGCTAAATCTAAAAAAATTGTAACTCCTCAAACTGTGGAAACGCCGACAGTTTCCGAAACAACGAATATTCCGGATGTTATTATTGAAGCCAAAGATAGTCCCGAAACCACGGTTACACCATTAAAAGTCAATAAGACCGAAAAAATGGTCGAGTTGTTAACCCGTGAAAACGGCGCAACACTTGAAGAACTGGCAGAAGCCACAGGATGGCTCGTCAATTCGGTCAGGGGCGCGTTATCCGCCTATACGAAAAAACATAAGGAATACACGCTATTTAGCGAAAAAGATCAGGGAATTAGAAAATACCGTCTATCACCTCTGCTAAATGACTAATCAAAAAGGCGGTTTTTATGCCGCGCTTTTAATGTTTCTCTATATAATTATAGCGTACAATATGCCGCACGATTTTATTTCAGGCTACAAACGCCGTTTATGCGGCCACAAACCGCAATTTAAGAAAAAGAAAACGAGGCTTTTGACCTCGTTTTCCGTGCCGTTGAAGAAATGCAAGAAAGGATTTCGGTAGCCAAATTTCCACAACGGCAAAAAGTCCCAATATTTGGGGCTTTTTATGGCTTTGTGGCGGGGCGTTTCTTTCCCGCCGAGGCTAAGTTAATCTTTCCATTCAGGTATTAAATCGCCGCTATCCAAGTCGGGATTGTACCCGTTAAAATCCTCGGTGCTAAATCTAACGCCACCGACTGCTTGAATGACAATCCCGTATTTGCGGCTTAATTTTTCAAGCTCTTTACAAAAATCGTGATATTTCTGCGGAATTGGATTTGGGTAAGCGTGCTCGTCAACATAATGCCGATAGTCCTCAATGAGGCGTTCTTTGGTTAATCGGCGATCAGCCGTTTTAATAAAGGTCTCTACATTTGTGCTGATTTCCTCCATATAACTATCTGCGGTGTGTCTCCCTCAGCGGCTGTCCATCAATTTTTGTGTTTCTTCAGGAGTAAGTCTAGAGTTCTTTTGGATCAGTTTAGCTGTTTCGTTCCATAATTTTGTAATATCTTTTTTGTGCTTGAGGTAATTCTTACCCGTTCCCCAAAATCCCCAGTCTTTATTTTCCGTTTCTAAAATCGTAATCATTTTAAATTCCTTTCTTTAAGTTTTTGCTTAGGCTACCATGCCGCTGCTTACAACACAATGAATGCTTGGAAAAGCGTGGAAGTCCAGTCAATTCTGCATTATTTTTAAAGAAATCTGAGGGGCGTTTCCGCCCCTCTGCACGATTTATGATTACTTCAAAAACCAATCTTTGACTTCTTTCCAAGTTCCCTCAATCAAAGGGGCGTCAAATTTGTTTTCTCTGCCGTACACCTGCGCCGCTCCATTATCAACCGCAAATCCGGATTTAGGAACAACACAATAAATTACGTCTCCGGTTTTTATATCGCAAACTCTAAAATCATCGTATAAATGACCGTTGCATGGGCAGTTGTTTTTGAAAAAAACGTAAGTTTTATCGTTATCAAATTTAGGAGAATCTTTAATTGCTTTTAAATTTTGCAACAGCCGTTTTCCTTTGTTTTCCAAGCTTGTTTCTCTGCAAAACCAGTCATACCATAAATCTCTAATATCTAACTCCCCCTTTTTCCATTGCTCTAGAGTTTCGGTAATCGTTAATTCTTTTCTCATTTTAAATTCCTTTCTTAAATCAATGCGTTAGCACCTCACCACCGCTTACAATGCAATGAATGCTTGGAAAAAAGGAGAAGTCCAGTTAATAATGCACTATTTTTAATTATAAGTAATTGAATTATAATAATATTTTTAATATAAGGGATTTGTTGGCGATAATTCGGACGCTTAAAGGGGAACAACTTTTTTGTCGTACAATATACCGCCTAAAAACAGTATATCCTATCTAATGCCGATAATGCACCAATCAGAACCTGAGTAATTATTAAAATTCCAAGCAAACGAGAGCATGAAATCGGCTTCGGTTAGATGCTTTTGCATAAACTCCGGTAGGAATGCGTTCTTTTCGGTTTCGTGCCTGATATAATTTTGATAGGCTAGCGCAAACTCCGTTTTAAATTTTTCCTTAAACTTCGCGAGGGGAAGCACCAGTTGCTCACCGGTGCTCCTGTTTTTACGGTAATCCGCATTGTTAATCCTCCACCTTAATGCCGAGGTAGCGACAGTAACTTGAACCTGACGGATCGGCGTAAAGCGCACGCTTGCCTTTGCAAGTCAGCTCCACAATCGTCCGCCAACCATTCTCACAACCGCCTTTACCTTTCAAAAAATCATAATCACGAAGCGGGTATTTCTGAATTTCATGATATTGTTCCTGCGTAAGGTTTATTGTTTCGGTAATTTCGACAATTTCGGCTCGTTCCGGGTAACGTTTGCTCATGTCCAAAACTTCCGTGATATCGCTTGGTTTTCGGATTAGGTAGGTTTTGACTGTTCTCATTTTTCGTCCTTTCAATCATTGGTTTCGTTGTATTCCAATGAATGCTTGGAATTTGAATAATATCAACTCCTATTTTGCGTTGTTGCGCAATAGTTCTGCCGTTCAGAGAAATTGTGGATTTTGCGCCCCTTGTATCAGGTAATACAGGGGAAGCAAAATTCCTGTTTATATGAGCGGCAGAACATTGTCCCGTAGGGGAGTGTGACCGCAATGATGTAAAATAGGTGTTGGTATTGTTCCCTTTATCCAGTTAATTCTGCATCAATATCCGAACTTTCCGCATTATCTTGAAGAAGCTCCGCTTTCTTGTCGGTATATTCCTCCCAACGCCGCACTATCACATCGCAAAACTTCGGATCTAACTCCATTAAACGAGCCTTACGTCGAGTTTTTTCGGCCGCAATAAGTGTAGAACCAGAACCGCCGAAACCGTCCAAAACAATATCTCCAACCTTTGAACTGTTGTTAATAGCGCGTTCCACCAATTCAACAGGTTTCATAGTGGGGTGGAGGTCGTTGCGGACAGGCTTGTTATATTCCCAAACGTCCGATTGGTCGCGGTCGCCGCACCAATAGTGTTTTTTATTATCAGCCCGCCAGCCATAGAGAATTGGCTCATATTGCCGTTGATAATCTGCGCGACCGAGTGTAAATGTGTTCTTTGCCCACATAATAAAGGTCGACCACTTGCCACCGGCGGCGACAAAAGCGGAATAAAGCGTGTGCAACTCGGAAGAACTCATACAAACATAAGCGACACCGTTGTTGAACATCATTAAATTGGAGAGGCTGTCGGTTAAAAACTGGGCAAAACCATCGCCGAGATTGTCGTTCATAATTTTGCGACCGCCAAGCGTCCCAGCGTGATAACGCAAGCTGTCTTTCATCGTTGCCCCATAATTTACATTATATGGCGGATCGGTAAAAATCATCGCTGCTGTGTCATCAGCCATTAGTTTTTTAACATCATCATACATGGTCGTATCGCCGCAGAGCAGTCGGTGTTCGCCCAAAATCCACATATCGCCGGGCTTGGTTACAGCTTCCTCTGGCACTTCGGGAACTTCATCCTCATCGGTGTTGCCGTTTGGTTCAGGCTCTCCGAACGCTTCCAGTTCTTTTAGTTCGTCCAACGAAAAGCCCAATAGGTCTAAATCAAAGTCCAAATCGCCAAGCTCTTTCATTTCAAGAGCAAGCATTTCCTCGTCCCACCCGGCATTAAGAGCGATTTTGTTGTCGGCGATAACGAGTGCGCGCCGTTGCGTTTCGGTCAGATGCGGCAAACGGACAATCGGAACTTCTTTTAGTCCCATGCGCTGAGCGGCAAGCAAACGCCCGTGTCCGGCAATAATCACATCATCTGCTCCAACCAAAATCGGGTTGGTAAAACCAAATTCTTTGATACTGGTGACAATCTGCGCAACCTGTTCGTCATTATGTGTGCGTGAATTACGTGCGTAAGGGATGAGCTTATCCACCGGATAATTCTCTTGAAATTCCATAAAATTCTCCATAAAAAAGCTGAAGTGACCAGCCAGAATTAAAGCCGACCAGCCGATAAAAATAAAACACCCCTGAAAGCTTTATATATCAAGGGTTTCAAGAATATGGCGACCAGTAAACAAAAAGCTGTTTCGCTAGAAATGCGCCGCGGCTTGCACCCCCGCATACGATTTAATCACAGGAAGGACCCGTTCGGTTTTATGCAATGCCATTGCGGCAAAGTTTGGCAAAAATAGGTTTGTTAAGGTCAAGTTCTTCCACCAACTCAAAAGGTTTCTTGTTAAATTCAATCGTGGTTGATGTTGTCACGCCATCTTTGATTGTTTTGATTGCTGCGCTCGGCAATTCGGCTTGTCCGATGCAACTTGATAAATAAACAAAGCACTCATCGTTATCTTCAAGATACTGCAAAGCCAAGCGGCGGGCGTAAATGTTAAGTGTCACATCAGCCTTGCTGCCGTCTTTCGTCCACGGGCTACCGCCGCCAATCGGGGCTGATGTGCCATAGAAATCGCACGCAAGCTTGCGCCCAGTCACACCGCAATCAGCAACGGAAGAATGAGTTTTGAATACTCCCGTACCATTGACAATAAGATTATCAGGCATCGCACCCAACATTTTAACGATAAAAAATGTCAGGTTCTCAGGCTCAAGCATTGGGATAGCCACAACAGCAGTCTCAATGTGTCCGTAATTATTGAGAGTAATCTGTGTTTTAATATCAATTCCGAGGTTTCTACTTGCCCTTGCTTTGATATAAAGAGCGTTGTTAAGTAGGCGCGCGAGATATTGTTCTTTGCTGATTAGCCCATCACCTTTGCAGGCATAACCGACAAACACCCCCTGATCACCCCAACCGGTTGCAACGCCTTGCGTAATCTCTGAAGACTGTTTACCGATAAGATTGATAATGTTTAGCCTGCGAACATCAATTGCATAATTTCCCCAACGGTCAGCATAAAGCTCATCATAGCCGATTTCACGGAGAGCGTTCTTAACAAACTCTTCCAAATTGGATAAATCAACATTGCCTTTAATCTCGCCGCCCAGAACAACGGTGTTGTCTTTAACCATGACTTCAACCGCATATTTGACTTGCTCGTCTTGAGCAATCATACGGTCTAAAATATAACTTGAGATATAGTCCGCCGTTTTGTCAGGGTGTCCGAGCGATACCGCTTCCGCCGTTTTCTTCATCAACATTCCTTTCTTGCATAAAAAAAAGCCCGCAACATTAAGTTGCAGGCTTAAATTAGATAAATTTGAAAATCACCCAAAATCTATGGGGATTTACTAAAATTTATTTGTTAATAACGAATTGGATAATCTTTTAAATATTGAGGCTTTATTAATTTCTTCTTTTTTGATGCTGTATATAGTGTATTTTCTATTGTAGGTTGTGTATCATGCTTAGCTTCGGGACCAACCCATTTATGAGCAATCGTATAATACTCATAATAATTTAGCCACATCGTAGTCCAACAAACAATTGTATCAACAATATTATACTGCACCCGCCAAGGAGAAAGGCTATTGTTAAATAAACATAATTGGTTTGACTGTCCAGAATAAGTGTGAGGGTATGTTCCTACCAAAAAGCTCGGTTCTACAATCCAAACTCTGGGTGACCAATACCTTTCATAATTAATACAGAGTGTATATTTATTACTTTGAAGATTTGAGATAACATCAAGTTCACAAACAAAAAAATGTCCTCTAGCTACCCAACGACAATGAGAAGATTTAATCATCGCCAAATCTAAAAAAGATTTTTGGAAATAATTTTATCACTATTCATAGTCCACGTCCACGTCACAGATAGTTTAGTTTAATTTAATATATGTATCATATAGGTATCGATTTCTCAGAACGCAATAGCAGAAAATAAAAAAAGTTAATAAAACCTAAAAAAGGGATGATTTCATACCTCATCCCTGATTATACCAGATTTTATAAGGGTATTTTAGCGAAATGTAAACCCCGAAGATGTCAATGACATTTTTTGCGCCCATATTGAATTTTGATGAGGGCTTTATCATAACGGACAGCCAACATTTGCCGAGAAACACCAAACTCTCGGCACAAAAGTTTCCACGGTATTCGGTTGGCTCGCTTCCAAACAAGCCTGCGCTCATCAACTGCTAAAATCGGTAGCCAATCTAAAACTACACGCTCCCAAAGGGCAATTTGCTCTTGATTAGGACGGATTTTAAGAGGCTTTTTATCCATAAAAATCATTTCTTGCGCGGTATAAATAATATCGGGCATACAACAACGGTATCTAGGCGCGCGCACCGGCGGTAACAAACGGTCAATATACGCTGCGGTTTCCAAATCATCTTTGATTTTTTCAATAACTTCGTCTGTCATCTTACACCGCCTTTCTTTTGCTAACTTCGTTTTGCTTGCCATAAACCTGTTGTTCAAATTCCTCAAAAGGCACATTCATATCTTTGCAAAACCATTTTCGAACCGCAGTTTTCCAATCCAAAGCGATATATTTTTTGCCATGACGCCAGCCACGTTCATTATGCCAACTCATAAACGCCGGAACATCAATTGCCATTCCGATTTCAGAACAATATTGGGCGACATCTTCCACCTGCGGAGCTCCGATAAAAGTCGTGTTATCCACAGTTTCAGGCTCTCTTTCTCTACAAACATTATCCAAATCATTATCAGATTCATTCTCCTTCTCCGATTCATTCTCCGTGGGGGAGTCTGTAAAGGGTTTTGTTAGTTCCTCGTTAGAAGGTTGCTTAGATTTTGCTTTTGTTTTGCTTGTCTTTTGCTTAGCACTAATTTTTCTCTTTTCGCATATTTCCAAATATTTAGCATTATTCTCGTCAATGATTTTTTGTAAGACGCTGAACTTATCTTTGACATCATTAGAAATTTTAAGCGATATCTTTTCGTACAAATTATATTCACAAAGTGCGATAATTAATTCGCCGGTTTCTCGTTTGGTAAAATTATGCACAGCCGCCAAAAAGTCAGTCGGATACATAATAAAAGTGGACTTTTTATTCTCCATATCGCCCTCCGTCTTTAGAAGCCTTTTTGATACATTTAATGCCCTGTATCCATTTAAGTGCCAGTTGGGTACGCCGAACCTCATCTTTTATTTGATTCTCTAACTTATCCAAAGCCGCCATTTCCAGTTCAATCAAATAAACAACAGGGATTTGACTGATTTCTTCAGTTATAAAGTTGCGGTTGCTTTTCTTCATGGGTGCTCCTTTCAAAATCTGTTAATGACAACAGGAACACCCGTGAAAAAATAAAAACCGTTTCCATTATTTTAGTTTTTGGCGCACTTTTTCAAAAAACTTATAAATGGTCTTCTTGCTTATATGCATTTCTCTAGAAATCTTATCAATGCTTTCGCCTTGTAAAATCTTTTGGATGACGGCTTTTTCCTTTTCATCAGCAGATGCCCAGATTTTGTGCAATAATGCGTGATTATTGCTTGAAGACACAGTTTCTTTAAAAAAAGAAAACTCCTCTTTATCGTTGTCAGATAAAGAGGAGTAAAGGAAATCGCGGCGATGGTATCTTTTTACCAATAAGTTCGTGGCATACTGTTTCAGTCCATGAACTACAAGTGCCTCGTCAGGAGGATTAGGAACAACATAAAACCTTTTTAAATAAAAAAGGAGAAGATCTTGTGTCAAATCTTCTCGGTCTTCATAACCAAACAATGGGGTTGATAACAATCTCCGAACTTGCGACAAGATTGTTATTCGGACGTACTCGGGTAGTCCGTTAAAAATGGGGGGCTTCATAAATAAACCTCTAAAACTATTGATTAGAGGTTTATTTTCAAATTTAAACTGCTGATAAACAAGCTACTTAAAACACAACAACAAATAGAAAACGACTATTGTGTAGGTATTATAAAGCAAAAATAAGAAAATAATACTGTGCAAAATACTGTGCAAAACTAGATTACCCCATAAAGTTTGCGTTGTTCAGCCCAAATTGGAGGAATATCTTCGCGAATTAAGCGTTGCAAATAGAGTTCCGCAGGCTGAGTTCCAGCCAAAATCCGTTTTATAATGTCTGGTGCCAAGCATGTTAAACGAATAAGCCGTCCTAAATATCCGGAATCAATATTTTCTTGCGCCGCCAATTCTAAAATTGACTGTTTCCCCGTGCTAATAATTTTTTGATATTTAAATGCCTTACAAAGAGCCATTATCAACTCTGTGCTATAATTTACATTTTGGGCAATATCTTCAGGGAGTGATAATATTAATGCACCTTTGTTTCTTTTAAATGGATAATCAATAATTGTCGTATGATCTTGTGTTTGGGCTAAAAGATTGGAAGTCAGCAAACTTAAAGCCACTTTTGACCAAGTTATTTCTATTGTATCATAATTAACGACAATCCCTTTAATCAATAATTTCATCAGTTGCAGTTTGTCCCGTTCAACCATCTTTTCTATAATTTTTTCCGGATGACGCATAGCTTTATATATTTCCGCTGATTTATCGGTGCTTATTTTATTAATTAAACCATTCGAAACAGTGATATCACTAATAAGAGGCGTGACAATCTTTAAAATACATTCATCCATAAGCTGGACTGGAATCGCTCCATTACTACAATGATGGTAACCATAATATTTAGCCTTTGTTGAAGTGTAATAAAAACGACGCACTCCGTGACTTTGGCAGGATGCCGGTGTCATCGGGCTATGGCAGCACCCACAAGTTAGAAGTCCCCGTAAAATTCCAACCTCATTTTTATTAAACAAGCAGGTGCGTTCGCTTTTTTCTTTGTTTTTAAGGATATATTGCACGCTTTCAAATATTTTAGGCGATATGATTGCTTTATGCTGACCGTCATATAATTCATCTTTATACTTTATTTTTCCCATATATGTTGGATTTTTCAGCATCCTTAAAAGCGCATCCCGCCGAAAATCCCGATATCCGTTTTCGGTTAAAAGCTTGCATACAGACATTACCGATTTATATTTGAGATACATTTCAAACATAAATTTAACCACATCAGCTTCTTGAGGTTCAATCTCCAATTTTTTATTGATTGAACGGTAACCATATGGAACAACGCCACCAGTCCACATACCTTTTTTTCTAGAGGCGGCTGTTTTATCCCTGACACGCTCACTGCCTATTTCTCGTTCAAATTGCGCAAATGAAAGGAGCATATTCAAGGTTAGCCGCCCCATACTGTCCGATGTATTAAAATTTTGTGTCACCGAAACAAACGAGCAATGATATTTATCAAAAATATCAACCATCTTGGAAAAATCTACAAGCGAACGTGTTAATCGGTCAATTTTATAAACCACAATCATATTGATTTTACCACATTTAATATCGTCCAATAATCGCTGCAAAGCTGGACGTTTCATATTACCGCCTGAAAACCCACCATCATCATAATGTTCTTCGACTAATACCCAACCTTGATGTTTTTGACTTTTAATATAATTCTCTCCTGCTTCTCTTTGAGCTTCAAGCGTGTTGAATTCTTTTTCCAAGCCTTCATCTGTTGATTTTCTGGTATAAATTGCGCATTTAACTTCTTCCATAACTATATTCCCCAAAATTCTTTGCCAGAGATTTTACGTCCTGTAATTTTATATGCCACCGCAGATAGAGATTTGTAAAACTCGTTGTCCATTTCAAAACCACCATTGACCACACGCAAGCGATATGTCTCGCCCTTAAATTTTCTGACAATTTCTGTGCCTATGGATAATGTTTTTTCAGGCAAGAGTGATTTATCCATATTTTCAAGAAGGGATTTGGTTTTAGCATCCAATCCGCCAAACCGTAATTCCTGCAAGCGGTTTGTAACGCGCCATATAAAAAATTCTTTTCGTGTTGTTGCTTTTGGCGGCTCCTGATTATAAAGAGTTATATACAAATCTTTTAGTTCTGAAAAAGCGAGATTTGGTATTTCTTTCAACTCAACATTCAAATTAGGCATCTTCGTCATATTGACCTCCTGCTTGATGAATGCTTGGAATCACACACAAGTCCAGTTTATTATTCGTATTATCGCTGTTTTCCTGCTCTTTTAAGAGTTCGGTAACTGGCGCATATAAAAGTTCTAACAGCCGTTCGAATTCGGAATTCATAAAAACCTCCTGTTATGATTAAGCACAACAGGAACACCCGTTGAAAAATGAAAACCGTTTCCATTTTTTTAATATTTTTTTGCTCTGGTGTTCGCGCCTCATTCGGTCGTCCATAAGAGACAAGAACAGGTATATTTTTAAGGGGTTGAAATATAGCGTTTTTTGGTCGGTACGCGTTCAGACCAAAAGTATCTTTTTTGCCTCAAAATTCATAAAAAACACTAAAATAAGGATACAAAAAAAGAGATACCGTTCAGACCAGAACGCGCCAACACCGCGGAAATACTGGCATTCAGAGAGTACGAAAAAAGCCTCCGTTTTTTGGAGGCTTTTGATGATGGTGGGTCCTGTAGGACTCGAACCTACGACCAGACCGTTATGAGCGGCCGGCTCTAACCAACTGAGCTAAGGACCCGTCGGCATCCTTTTTAGGGCAAATGTTTTTTGTAGTCAAGAGGAATTTTTACGGGCGGGGGATTTTTTCCGCCTTTTTATTGCGGGCGGCTTTATTAATTATGCGCAGCTTTATGATGTTCGGCTTAATATGCGCGGCGGAGAGGTTATTGGGTGCGGCGGGGAGGTTTATTTGGTGCGGCGGCGAAACAGCAGGTGGAAACCGGCAGCGGCGGCAAGGGTTATGGCGGCAAATTCGGCGTAGTACCACGGGTTATCCGCATTGACGGGAAAATGGTAAAGGATAAACGAATGGAACATAAATATTTCCAGATTTACGGTTTCGA